TTATCAAACACCTTCACGCGCTTTTCTTTCTCATAATACATCCGAAGCATCTCGTTGAGCCATAACGCGGCGTCAGGGTCGTGATTACCTCGTGCGTTGATTAGCCATACCTCGTCATACTGCTGAAGCATCCGAGTCACAATGATTTGGAATAGGTTGCCTGCGGCCCTGATGGTCTTGCCTGCCCTGCCATCAACGTCAAGGGACGTTCCTGCGCCTGTCTCACCTTTTAAGTTATTAGCGTGGATCATGTCGCCCACGTTAAGCAATACGCCTACAGAGCAATCGCCAGTGCTTGCTACGAGCTTGTCCACGCCTTTAATCAGCGTGTCTTGCGCAATCTGTAAGTCCCAAGGGTCGCCGCCTGTCTCTGGACTCCATGCCAACATCCCAAGATGATGGTCGCCAACGATTGTGACTGCCATACGGTCTTTGTGTTTTTGCGCTTTGCTTTTCTTGATCGGCTTTGCCAAGCCTTTGAGGTCGTCTTTTAAGCCTTGTTTGAAGTGATCCAACGCGACTTGCAGTGCGTGTTCTTTGTCAGACTGGCTCTTAACCCATTGACCGACCGGCTTTCCCTCGTCGTTGTAGTAGGTCGATACGCCCTTTACTGAGAAGCCATCAGGGACAGTGTGAATCATGTCGTGAGCAGGCGAGTGGCCTTGTATGGCGGCCTTGCTTTTTATATTTTTGACCACATCTCGAACGCCCCACTTAGTGATGCCCAGTTGGTCGGCGATCCTCTGGTAACCCAAGCCCTCCTCATGCAAGGTCATAACCCTGCGCTGATGTTCAGTTGTACAAAACTGCAATAAGCTCATGCTTATCCCCCCAGTTTGGCGTACTCACTCTGCTGAGGTTTGGTTAGTTTGACACCTAGATCAATACACCATGCCTCTACTTGTTGCATGAAGTATAACATTTCCCCCCGATCAAGCGCCGAAGTGCGTCGAACCTGCGCCGGTATGTTCGTACTGCCTACCTCAATATCCTCTGTGCCAAGGAACTTGTACTTGACCATCAGCTTTAATTCTTCCTCTGTGCCGGTAAAGCCGCCCTTCTTTTTAAAGTGTCTGAGCATATCCCTAACCCACACATGGAACAGGTCGTTCTGACTTATTGAGCGGCGCGGCTTGTACTCTTTAACCTGCCACGACACTGGCTTGTCCCAACACCATTCTTTTTCGAGGAACGCCTGAAACGCCTTAATTCGATCTTTAACTTCTATCGGGTCTTTTATTAGCCAGAATTCGCCAAACATTTTGCGCCCCTTGCCATCTCCATAAGTTGATCTAAAGGCACAAGTCTATGCTGTGGCATTGCATAGGTCATCTTGTAGCCCTCACCAAGCCGGTCTAAGTTTTCTGGCTGACGTATCACATTGACGTGTGCCAAGCCGCCGCATCTCCAAATGTTTTTTTCACCGCACATAAGCACATAGATGTCACAGAGCTTTCGCTTGTCAGTCTCTAATAACAGCCGACCGTTTGGCCTCTTCGTAGCTTTAACGTCTATTGTGTAACCCATCCACTCACAATCTGCGACTTGGGGAGTGTCACTAAAGTCTGGACGTACCCCGATCAACTTGCAGAAGGCCATCTCTGCCGCCATGCCGTTAGTCTCAACGTCATACTGGCTGTCAGTCTTTGACATCTTTCGATTCTTCGCACCCATTGCTCTAGCCGCATGGTATCGCCTCATGCCTACCTGACAAGCAACGCTGTATTCAGCATCAGTCAACTCAATCATCATCGCGTCACCCTCTCTCCGCTGTAGGTTACATACTGCCCAAACCGATTGAGGCAGGACTGCCGGTAACTTTCGCTCTGCATGAAGTCGTGGGTGCAGTCATCAAGCTGGGTCCACTTCTTCATCGGTATCTTGCCACTCTCTTTCTCTGCCTCCTGAGCAAATGGGCTACCGCCTTTCTGATTTGCGCGTGAAAGCCAGCTTTGGCAAAAACGCGGCATTCCTTTGACTGTTTTGATGCGGGCAGGGTTCGCCTCTAACCACGTCGCCATTACATTTAGTTCAGCAAAAATATCGACTTGAGGGAAAGCATGTTGCCAACTTAGTATCTGCTCGTCTGTTGGTTGCCAGTCGGTGCCGCCCTTAGTAATCATCGGCAACACCCTCGTCATCTTCATAATGAAATGAAACGTATCGCGGCCGCCAATTCATTTCTTCACACGCTTCGCTGTAAAGCTCGGTCAGCTCGATGATCCAATCTTTCAAAACATCAGCCCGCCAAAGCACTTCTCGTTCTTCCCATTCTTCTTTACAAACTCCTAAAGTACCTTCGCCATTACCGACGTGCGCCACAAGCAAAATATCTTTAATTACTTCTTTCATTTCCCTTCTCCTTTTTTTAGACAATAAGAATCATAAGAGGCGGTTGTTGCCCTATACAAGATTCCAGCTAGTCCATCATTCATACAGTATCAGTGCAGATAATTAACGGCTCTGCCAGACCGCGCCCTTACTACTTGGCAACATAACCACTGTTCGTCCCCGCCTCTAAAGGTCGTAGGAATGATTCGGCTTTCGTGAGCGACTGCACCTGAGACAGCACCATTTAACTAGGCTCGACTAGGCACTCATTTAGGTGGGATAGGTGAGATAGATGTACAGACAGCTAGATTGCTGTACAATTCTTCTTATCCTCTGAGTGCAATCTAAGGATGCCACGAGCGAATCCCTTCCGCAAGTGGTTCGGGGCCACCTAAGACGTGGCCCTTGTTTTACCTCCTAATATACACTCGACCACACCCCTCGCATTTCTGCGTGTTGCCTGATCCTTTGGTGGAACCGCCACATGGACATTGCATAACTATCTCCCTAGCCTCTCAAACTCATCCAGTGACAAGTTAAACATCTGGCACAACGTAACCACCCGACTGAACTTCATGTCTTTGTGATGACGCCACCGACTGATCTGCACCGGCCTAACATTAAACTCTTTAGCCAGTTGGTCATTGCTGACGCCTGCCAGTGCTTGCGCCTTCTTGAGTGCGCGCCCCGTACTAGAAAGGGAGGTCATCTTCTAGCTCCTGTGTCGGCTTTGCGGCTTGACGCACCTGTTGCATACCCCTGTTATGCGCATCATCCTTTGCAGTCGTGCTGAGTGACATAAACGTGTTTCCGTTCTTGTCCTTCTTGAGCCACGCTGACAGCCAGAACTCCTGACCATTGGCATCGGTGTAACTGCCCTTATAGTCAGGGTGGGTTTCTTTCTCTTTGCGGTCGTTCTTAAACAGGACGCCTCGGTTCGTGTTGTCATACTCCATTGGTTGCTAACTCCTTTCTTGCTTGGTTGAATGCGTCGTTGCCCTTACAGGCCGCCCGCTCTGTGGTTGTAAAAATGCCGCCCTTTGTAGGAGCGCGGAACAACTGAGCCATCGTGTCGTGGTCAATGTCGCCCCATATACCCGCTAGTGACTGCCAGTCCTCATTTGCAATTGCTTCTTTGGCATACATCACCCAGTCAAAGTGATCGCGGACAAGCGCCATGTACTCGATAAACTCGCCGTCATTCTGCTGAGTGATAGCGTTAGCCACCTCATCAGCACTGGCTATCTCCGTGCCGCCTAGCCCAAAGAATGCCAAGGCTCTGCCCACCGCTGAACTCTCTGCCACTTCCATCGCGGCCTGACTGTTGATCTTACTCGCAGACCTGACCTCTTCAGCGTGACCGGTAGCGATGACCATACCGGCGGCTGAGATTGTTGCCTTCATAACGACCAGCACGTCGTTAGCCTCTACAAGCTCAGTGAGAATCGTGTAGTCAGGGTGCTTGGCTCTAAACTCTGCCACACGTAACGCAACCGTCTTGTACTCTTTGCCATGAATCTTAACGATGCCGTCAGACATTACTGACCCCCCTGGTTTTCGTAGCGATAGCACTCGCTAAAGCCGTTGTAGTACGCGTCAGACTGGTATTCCGCGCATGGTATTCCTTCCTCGCAATCGGTCCAGCCTTTGATGAAGCTCTGCTCTGTTAGCTCTAGGTAGTCAGCCATCCTCGCTTCCATTGCGGCTTCTTGCACATGAAACGCCACCGGCTTACGAATCGACAGGTTGTGCAGTTGACCAACCAGCCCGTCTAGTTCTTGGATTAGCTCTGCGTTAATCGGCTTCGGCTCTACGAATTTAATTGACATAATCTAGCCCCTCTAATGTTGCGCAGACTTCCTCTGCGTTGATGATGTTGTGGTCTTGCCACTTGCACGAATGCACACAAATACCGACCTCTTCGACAAACTCTTTGCGGCCCTCGAACTCCACAGGATATCGACCGCCGACAGGGTGGTAGTGATCGTCGATTGAGTTTTGATCTACTAAGAGGGTGACGACTTTAGCTTCTGCGTCGTAGTCTTCAGCGCGCGCAGTGACTTCGATTGCTTCAAGCTCATCAACGAACTCGTCCCAATCATCTACTTGCTTGCTGATTTTAATTGCGATTTGCATGGTGTTTCTCCCTTCAAAGTTCCACATGGAACAATGGCAGAATACACCATTTACGATAATTGTGTAGCGGTTTTTGTTATTTATTTACCCGTAAGTCCACATCACGGGTGTGGTTGCCCGCATATCCACATGGACGAATGTACGCGCCACGCCTATTCCACCAAAGCCCATTGCTAGAGCTTCTTTAACAATCTTCATTCTTTGGACGCCATTACTAACAGCTATGTCACAGGCGATACCCTGCGTGTGTGTGCCGCCTTTTTCTTTTTTTGACTCCACGGGATGTGTTAAATCTCTCCAGCCAGAGGTAATCTTAAACGGAAAGTCACACCGCTCACGTAACTCATCGAGCTTGTGAATAAAGGCGGGGTCCATCTTATCGCCACCAGTCGCAGTGTGCGTGCAGTCAAACTCGTGTGTTTTGAAAAACCTATACATTACCCTTTCCACTTAGTGAGTCCGCGAATTCCGACGCTTGACGCGACAAGCGCGCCCAAGAGCATTCGGTAATATTCTGGCATGGTTTCCAGAACCTCGAAACCGTCGCGAACATAAGGGACGAGAGGTGGAATAAAACAAAGCACAAGAGGAATGCTAAACAGTATAGAGAAAAACTCATCGCGCCAGCTATTAGCCGCATTGCTTGCGTGAATATTTTCCCAGTTCGCGTCCTGCTTAATTGCTTCCATTTTGCGGTCATGTAACGCGCGCTTTTCTTCGCCCTTTCTTTCAAGGTGTCCCCCTACAAGATTGACCACCGGACCCAGTAAAGTCTGCCACATCAGCTTAACCACTGCGACACGACGATCGCTCCAAGAATAAATGGGTAGATAGCCAATACCGTGTTGTTGACGCTCTTAACGTCTTTGCGAACTTCGTCAATGTCGTTTCGGGTGTCGTCGATTTTTTCGTCCAGTCGCTTTAAACGCTCTTCACACTGCGCTTCGTGTGTTGCCAGCTTGCTTAATGCTTCTTCCGCGAGGTTCATATCATCTGCCCAGTGGGTTAGCTAACTCGTCCATTGCAGTCCACGCGTCATCCATGTCTCGCTGTAGTCTTTTGATGCGGTCGTCAATGGTGTTTAAGGCTTCCATTTTAGCATTGACTGTCAGCACAGTCTCGCTATTAGACTTCTCGACCGAAGCAACACGGTCACGCAATGGCAATAGGTCACGCTGTAGCTCCATGATCTGCGTTAGGTTTGTAGACAATTCACTGAGCTTTGCGTTTAGGCCAGCGACGTTGTTGTCGTCAAGTTGCTGTTGCATGTTAGAGATTGCTACCTCATAGCCTTGTAACGCCTTTGATTGCCTCTCTCGCAAATCCTCGAACCTTGCCTGCGTAACACCCGTCTCGGAGCTTGCGTCGCTTACAGAGGATTCTAGAGCCTCTAGTCGGCCAAAGAATTCTGAGGCTGTCCAGATACCGCCACCAATCGTGGATGCGAATGACAACAAGATAGCAATCCAGACGCCTTTGATCTGCGTCCCGCCGACGTTTAATTCTAAGTCTTCAAGGGCCATCGTTGTAACAAGCCTCCGGATCTGCGGCGAACCAGCAACCGCTTTCTGGTGAGCTAGTGAAGAAGTCTTGAGTCTCGCCTTCTACAAGTACGCTTTCCACTGTGACGAAGTAATCACTCAATGCCAAGCCTTGAATCGTTGTGCCGCCATCAAATGACACCCACATCGCCTGTGTCGCTACATCAAAGAATGAGGTCGCGGCCTCCTGATAAGTAACTCGCAAATCATAAGCCATGTCATCGGCTTGCTCTAATAGCGTTTCGTCATTAGCCACGGCCATGTATGCCGCCGCTACTTGCGTGGCTTCTTGTACGGCTACCAAGGCGTCGTTGTATTCCTCAACCTCTTGGTCTTGTAGCGTGACATCATTCGCCGCAATGTACTCCTGCAACTCCATTGCCTGCCTTTCGTCCTCTGCTTCTTGTGCGTCTTGCGCCAATTCATTGACGGTGGCAACTTCGATCAAGACTTGCGCGGCCTCGACATAAGCGTCGATAGTTTGGCTGACAACATCCATTGCGTTGTTAGCTTCATCCTCGAAGTATTGCTGTGAGTTTGGGTCGTAGTTGTACTCTGCATTTTGAACAGCCACCACAGCCGCGTTGTAAGCGTCCTGTTTGGCTTTGTCTAATAACCCTTGGTCGATAGTACCGTCAGGCGATATAAAGCCTCTAGCGGCGTATGAGTCCATGCCAGCGATCGCCTTAATGCCATATTTAAAAGTATTGCGAATATCTTGCGAGGCGTTGACTAGGTTATCTATTTCGTTCGCTTGTGCCGGTGCGATAGCGAGAAGACAAACTGCCAGTAGGTACTTCTGCCTCATCTGTCTCCACCCCCATGCCTAATATGGCGTCGTAAAACTCACGGTTTGATTCGTAATCTGGTATTAATAGCTTTGGCCTTTGCTTTATTTCAAGCATGGCCCGCTTGCCAACAACTATCTTTCCGTATTTTACCACTGGACAGGGTGTGGCCGCGAGAAGCATTGCCCGCCACACGTCGGCGTTTTGACATAACAAACTTATGCTGGCGACTTTTAGATTTAGATCGGCCAAAACCCGACTATAAGCCCTTCGGTTGCATTCAATGTCCTGAACATATTTACCAGAAGAAACACCAAAGCCGACAAGCTGTACACCGCCCGTAATAGATTGTAGACAAGACTGAGTTCCACTAGACATTAATGACGGGCTGATAGCTGTACTGACCGGCATACTGTTAGAGCCAGCGCCGTTGTATGTTTTGCTGACATTGCCGTTGTTAGAGTTTGACGTATTTAAGTCACCCTCAATCCTCGTGCCGTCATCACGACGTATATCATTGCCGTCGGTAGGTAGCTCAGGGGGCGGGTCAATCTCTGGTGCGGGATTTATGTCCTGCCCGAAGGCAGGCGCAATAAAACTAATCAGCAGAAACAGCAGGCTCTTTGTAATCCGCATCTGTGACTTCCTCAGACTGTAGAGATTGCGTGAGTAGGTTTACAAATGCCTCGCGGCCAACTGCTAGTTGATCCACGTTAAACCGTGCGCTTGCTAGCTTACGGTCTAAATCGTTGATGTGATTGACCATCGCTTGTTGCTGATCGGTCATTTCTTCGTACTGGTACTCTACGTCGTTCACTGTGATTGGGGTCTTTTCGTTTTTTCCCATGTCACTTTCTCCTAGTTGTGGTTAAGGTTTATGAGGACCAAGGCACACCAGATGCTTCAGTAGGGTTGATCTGAGCAGTGATGTTGGCCTGTAGTGCAGTTTCTGTTTCAGACTGATCTACTCCGTTCGCCCAAACCCACGACTGTGCTTCAGCTTCTGTTACTGCGTCATAAGCAACGAAGTCAGATGCGGAGGCGTCATAAGATCGGAAGAGCGTCGTGTAGGGAAAGAGTGTAGATCTCGGTGGGCGCCGTATCATTAAAAAAAAAAAACGGAAAAGAAGAAAAGTGTGGAGCAAGTATAACACGAAGAGAGAGTGCAAGATACGGAAGACGGGCACATTAAGACATGGATATGGCGAGTAA